ATCTATAAACAATACTTCAAATTTAGGATTAATATCCTTTTGTATAAAATTTTCTAATAAGTCATTAAAGTCTTTCAAGCCTTTTTCTTTTTTAAATCTTTTTAATTCTTCTGCTAATAAAAATAATGTACTTCTTTCTATATCTAATATGTTTTGTCGTGAATCATAATACTCCAATAGATCCATACGTTTAACTGCAGCTGTATTTATTATTGTAAGATATTCATTATCAGAATTAAAGGTACCATCATCTGCAGAATAAGAAGCAGTCTTAATTGGTATGCCACATTTTTGTCCAAATTCCTTATAGTCTTCGGGTTTCATCATCTTCTCTTTAGTCATTCCTAATTCTCTAAATGCATAGGAGTGTAGAGTTCTAAAATTGTCTAGATCATTGTCTATATCTAAAGCAAATTTATCTGCAGCTCTATTTGCCGCTTCAGTGGCTGCTTTCCTTGTAAAAGAAAAGTAACCTATTTGTTTAGGTCTAACTCCTTGTTGAATAAATTCATCCACTAAATTTAACAACGTTGTTGTTTTTCCTGTTCCTGGTGGTCCTAATATTATTGTCTTCATATTTTTTTAGTTTCCTTTCTGATATTCTTAATTTTGTTTGTGTAATTTCTAATTCATCTTTTAATACTTGTATTTCTTTTCTCATTCGAAGGTGCCAATTAATACCTACGTCTTTAGAATACTTCACTAAAACAATCCTTTCATTAGTCCTATATTAAATATTTCTTCTTTAGTTCTTACTCTAGCACCTTTAGAATTTTCAGATCTTGTTACAAATCTTAAATTTTTAAGTCTATAGTTCCAAGGTTTTCCATCAATATGATCTACTACAGTTATATCATAATCATATGGGTCTAAATGATCTGGATCTAGAAAAGCTCTAGCTGCTAATTTGTGAATACAAATACTTACACTTTTTAAACTATTGTTATTTTTTCTTTTATCTAATGATTGTAACATTACATATGGATATTCTATGGTATCTCTAATAACTACATGTTGAACTTTACTCGTTCCTTTACCTTTGTAATTTGTATTAATAATATATGGAAAATCTCCTGTATTTAATCTTTCATGGAATACAGCAAAAGGATGTAATCCTCCTGTAGGTTTCATAAAATATCTATTAGGAATTATATTATGATTAGGAATAATACTAGCAACATCTACGGTATTATAATCAACTCCTACTTTTAATTTACTAGGTTCTTTAAATAAATTTAATTGATCTTTTTTCATTAAAAATTATCCTGTTGGTAAGCAATTTTAGATAGGGTTGCATCTATTTTTTTCATAGTTTTTATTTTAATTAGTCTTGGTTGTTGTTTTTTAATTGTCATTCTAATTTCTTCTACAAATATATTTTCTAATCTTTTAATTAAATTTCCTGTTTTAATTTTATCCATATCCCAATGATTCTTTTTACAAAAATTATAGAAGTCTTCCATTCTAAAATAAGTAAATTCTCTTTGTTCATCTGTAAATGGTAACTTATTAAAAATATCATCCATAGTTCTTGCAGCTTGTCTATTGGTAGTCCAATCTTGTAATAGTCCTGTTAATTCATTAATAGGATCTAATGATTCTAAAGGTTCTATCTCTTGAATATTAGTCATCATTGGTTTTAAAAAATGTTGTTTCCAATCTTTAGGTTTAGGTACCGGTATAATAGAGTTAGCTTGATCTAGGCAAGCTAATGCAAACATACCTGGATTGTAAAGTTGTTCTGATTTTAATTCTATTCTTTTATCTCCTAGATTTAAAAACCATTGTGGAGGATTAGAAGTATATTTTGTTAGGTTTGCTAACACAGGCATTTCTTCTTCTCCAAATCCTACACCAAATCTTTTTGTTCTACATAAACCAGACTGACATACAGAATTAATAGGTGCATCTTTACATCTATACTTGTCATAACCTTTTCTGTTTACTGATTTAATTAATTGTTGAACTTCATTGTTGCTCAATGCAGGTTCCATATATTGCATATTAGCTTTTACTATTTCATCTTCCCAACTATCTGGATGCGATTGTTTATAATAAACTGCAATATTAAATAATGCATTGTTTCTTGAGCCCTCCCCAAAACCTATTGATGCTAATTTGTTTAAACAAGGAGGACCATTTGGAAATGCTTCTTCTATTTTTTTTTCTTCTGTCTTAATTTTTTCGACTTCTTCTTTACTGCAGCTGTAAACATCATAGAGCTGACAAAATTCCTCAAGTGTACAAGAGGAGCCATTATCGTTAATAGCATATCGTAGTCCTTTCGTTTCATTGTGGTATGGTAAGTTTAAGAAGTTACCAGTGTCACCACGTTCCACTAATATTTCTGTTTGTTTAGGGAAGATCTCTGAACCTTCGTATCCTAAAACTTTTGCAAATTGTTTTAATTTTGATTGCATCAATGATGCAGGAATATTTTCTTTGGTAAATAAAAAGACGTGCGCTCCACCAGATTTAGATCGGCAAACTATTAATGGGAGTTTAAGATTCCTAATACTTTTAACGAGGCCAGCGTGATCAAAGTTATATTCGTCAATATCAATGCACCCCCACCTACAATCATTATTTTCTGTGATAGGGATAATCCCAAGGGCAGCTCCTTCTCCATTGAGATGTCTTTCCCAGAGTTCGTCGGTGACTGGTTTACGAACAATAAAAGCTTTTCCTTGTTGCTTTCCGTTTGAGCCACGTTCTCCAGGTTGGTATTGTCCATATGCTATTGTTAATCCACTAAATATATTTTTGAATTTATCTTTTTTCATTATCATTTCTATTGAATTTGTAAAGGGGATCTTGCGATCCCCTTCGAACTAAATTTAGTACGGCGTACTATCTTTAGCCACCTCTTCTACATCTGCTTTTGTTTGCACGTTTCCTTTAGAGACATTTCCAGAAAAATCTTTTGCACTTAAGTACAAAGACTTATCTTCCTGTCCTAATATTCTGTCTTGTGTAACAACCCATCCATACCAAGAACCTTTATCGTTCTTTTGTAGTGTAGATGATAGATTATACACAACCCCATGCATTGGTGGGATTATAAATCCACCTTTTCCGTCAGGTATTTGTATGGTTTTCATCATAGAATTCCATTTTTTACTGACGTTTAATTGAGTTGATTTCATAGTAATCAAAGCAGGAGTATAACCCCCTGTTTTTGTCTCAATCATTACATAGTAAGAAGCTGTCTCTTCTAAATAGTTACCATTTGGTAATCTAATTTTAGAGCCATCTCTCTTACCTGTTGCGATTATCGGACTGTTCGGTAAGTGGATAGCAACCGGAGCACCTGGTCCATCCCCTCTATCCGACCATTCTGGATAATCTTTCTTATAGTAACAAGGAATAACCTTGATACCTTTTTTACCATCGAATAATTCGCTGGTAACAGTATTATAGATCATACCAGGTTTGGCACCTTCTATATACTTTGCATCACCATCAGTTACCTGTGGTGATAGTTGTCCCAGAATTCGAACAAACGGTAACGCCATATCTTCTTGCGTCATGTTCTCGAACCCTGTAGCTGCATCATTACCAAACAAGGCAACTGATCCAGTATCTTTTTTAGCCATTACTTCATTAGCCATTATTTTCCTCCATTATTTTTTCCGGCTTATTTTAGTTTTGTCTTTAATCCATGTATTAAAGACTTCAGAAGGCATGTCGAGACCGGCCTCGACACGCTCCTTAAACAGGGCAGTTAAAGTAGCCCAAGCCACATCAGATTTCTGTTGTGGTTGAAAGCCATTATCTGCCGCAAGGTTGAGCAATTGCTCTGCCTTGTCATCTTCCCCACGACCAAAAGTTACAAAGACATTGTTTTTAATAATGTCCTCCAACTTATTGTCACGAAGCCATTGATAGGCTGCTTCTCTCTTCACTTCATCTTTTGGAAGAGTGCACCTAAATTCTTTTTTAACTGTTACTGCAGATCCATCTCCTAACTTTATTTCAGTTAAGTTCTGCTCTGCTAATAGTTCTGGAATAACTCTAGAACTAATNTCATCAGCTTCAGCTTTTTTAGCTTTTAGTTTATCTTCTAATTCTGCAATCTCGTCTTCTTTACCTTTTAGTTTTTGACACTCTGCAGCTATGGTAGTTACTTCAACTGAATCTAAAAGATCTTTAGAATCTTTTATCATCATTTCATTTACTTCACTCATGTTTATCCTTTCTGATAGAGATCGAAATTTATTGGATAGTATTTACTCTCTCGTCGATCCCATTTCAAGAGATTAAATTTACCGTTTGTTTTATCACAAACGATTGCACAAGAAATACCTATAATAGCTGGATCTCCTGTTAGCAATACATAATCTTGTTCTCTAAAGTCTCTTAAGTTTTTTTGCATTTTAAAAACAAAAGGACTTGAAGAAAATATTATTTGAGAATCTGGACCATAGTTAGGTAAACAAATAACTAGATATCCAAAATCAGATGCACCTAATATATTTATATTAGCTGGTGGATGTTGTAATACATAAACAAATTTTTCTTCAGGATGGTCTTTATAGAATTGTAAAAACTCTGCCAAAGATTTTGGTTTATATAATTCAAATATTTTATTTTTCATTTTTTAACTTTCTATTTAATTCTATTATTCTATTGACAGACATTAACATAGGGTTTATATAATTGTCAACTAGAAAGAATAAAATAATTATGGATTATAAATTTAAGACTAAACCATATGCACATCAATTAACTGCGTTAGAAAAATCGTGGGATAAACAAGAGTATGGTTACTTTATGGAGATGGGTACAGGTAAATCTAAAGTGTTAGTAGATAATATAGCTATGCTTTATGATAAAGGTAAAATAAATGGGGCATTAATTATAGCACCAAAAGGTGTTTATAGAAACTGGATGTCTCAAGAAATTCCAATACATTTAGCTAGTCATATACAACCCAAGATGGTATTATGGACAGCCTCAACTTCCAAGACAAAACAAAAAGAATATGATTCGTTATTTGAAACAGGATACGATCTTCATATTTTAATTATGAATGTAGAAGCATTCAGTACTAAAAAAGGTTTAGATTTTGCAGGTAGATTTTTAAGAACACATAGAACTTTAATGGCTGTTGATGAATCAACAAGTATTAAAACACCTACTGCTAAAAGAACTAAATCTATTTTGTCTATTGGTAAACTTGCTAACTACAGAAGAATACTTACAGGTTCTCCTGTAACTAAATCACCGTTAGATTTATATACTCAATGTGCTTTTTTAAATGAGCATTTACTAGGTTTTACCTCTTATTATACCTTTAGAAATAGATATGCCAATATGCTAGATAGGAATTTTGGTGGCCGTAGAGTACAAATTGTAGGTGGTTATAAGAGATTAGATGAATTAGCAGAGATTTTAAAAGCTTTTTCTTACAGAGTTTTAAAAGAACATTGCCTAGATCTACCAGAAAAAATATATATTGAACGACAAGTAGAACTTACAGAAGAACAAAGTAAAGCTTACTCTACTATGAAATCCGCGGCGCTCGCTTCTCTAAAAGGTAAGATGGCTACAGCTCCCCACGTTCTGACACAAATGATGCGACTACACCAAATCACTTGTGGTCATTTAAAGAATGATGATGGTACGATAACCGAAATTAAAAATAATAGATTAGATGAATTGTTAGATGTGCTTGATGAGATAGAAGGTAAAGCTATTATTTGGGCTAACTATATTTACGACATAGAACATATTGTAAAAGAAGTTAAAAAAGAATATGGAGAAAATTCTGTAGTACAATATTATGGTGCTATTTCGTCAGAAAAAAGACAAGAAGCTATTGAGAAGTTTCAAGATCCCGATTCTCCTGTTAAGTTTTTTGTTGGTAATCCACAGACCGGTGGCTATGGTATTACTTTAACGGCTGCAAGTAATGTTATTTATTACTCTAATGGTTATGATCTAGAGAAAAGGTTACAGTCAGAAGATAGAGCACACAGAATTGGTCAAAGAAAATCAGTAACGTATGTTGATCTTGTTGCACCAAAAACTGTAGATGAAAAAATTAAAAAAGCTTTGCGTAAAAAAATAAATATTGCTAGTGAAATTATGGGAGAGGAGTTAAGAGATTGGATTTAATTATTTTAAATGATGGTTTGTTTCAGTTAATACCTGTTACAAAACAAATTATGGAAGGTATTGTTATAACAACTGAAGTAGATTGTTTTGCTTTGTGTGATATTTTAAGACTTAAGTTATCTGGTTATGCAGATACTTTAAACTTACATATTATGAATGATGGTAGTGGTAACTTTATAGGGTGTATGTGTAACTAGGATTTTCTAGGACGAAAGTATTTTTATCGAAAATTATAAATCCACTAACCCCGTTTCACGATTCAAGAACTTATATTCTATTTTCTGTATGTTAAAATCTTTTTTGATTTTATTACAGATTTTTTCTACATCAAATTTGGCACAAGAGTAGACATCAAACTGCATTAGTGCAGGTGATGGTTCATCCCATACATGCATCGCTATATGTGAAGTCTCAATAATTGCAACAGCTGTGATCCCTCGGTTGCCTTCCATATGGCAGTACTTAACATAAGGACCCATAAATATTTTCATATCTATAGAATCTACAAATTCTTTCATCCACTCTGTTAGTTGCTCTTCATCAACAGGAGGTTTGATTGCTTCAGCACGAATGATTAGATGCTGATGCACTAACAAACTATTTTTCATAAAATTAACCTACGACTTTGCCGTCTTTCCATTCCATATCGGGAAGGCCTTCGGTATATTTTTTACCATCAAAAGTTAGAACTTGTTTTCTGTTTGAATCAGATTCGTGATAAGATATGTGAACCCATCCCCCTGCAGGATCGTCTTTATCAAAGTACTCCATGATCAGCTGGTCAAAATCGACGTTATTTTGTAGCCAATAAGCTGTCTTAATGTTGGGTACGCCAAATATTTCTAGGTCGCAAGCCTGACCCAGTGCATGTTGCGATGTCTTTTTGCTACCGATTGCTTCGCAAAGCGCCTCGCTCCGGTATCCGCTGGTGATTGTCACAGGTTTGTCGAAGTGTGCCCGTAGCGGTTCTAAAACTTCATAACATAAGTCACCTAGGTTTTTTATTTCTGCTGATCCTGGTGTGTTATCTATGCCCTTACGCTGCGCGGTCATCGAATTGGTCATCTCTCTTAAAGTAAAGTGCTTACTCAACTGCATAATTTTTCTCCTAGTTAATGATTTTTTCTATGGCGAAGAGTGCAGCAGTTCCCGCTGCTGCTAAAAGAACCCAATAGACCTTGTCTATCTTACCGCCCAATTTTTCTACATCTT